GAAAACGGCCGCCTTGAGTTCTGGGACGAAGAAAACGAGATATGGAGGGCAAAGACGGCAGCAGTTGACGCCGAAAAGGGCTGGCGACCGTTCTTTGTCTTGATCAACCAGGCTAATATCCTGGGGGTCAGGTTTGTGTATGAAAACGGCAAACGGATACTGGACATTATCCGGATATTCGAAACCGTCGTTGACCAGCAGGGCGATTTTGATAATGAAGATATCGAGATCGAACAGGTCCGGGTGTTGCGTCGAGGGTCATGGCATATCTACAGAAAAGATGAAAAGGACAATGTGTACCTTCATTCAGAAGGCGAAACCAGCCTCGATGAAATACCGATTGCTTTTTTCAAACCAGGAGAATCGATCGGCAACGCCGCAGCGCCGGCCCTGGAAGACCTGGCGCAACTCAACAAGCGGCACTGGCAGTCCACTTGTGACCAGGTCAGTCTTATGTCATTTGTTCGCCGGCCACCGTGGTTCGGGAAACTCCTGACCGACTCCGATGGTACCATTGAGTTCGGACCCGGCAGGCTGATCCATGCGGTTGACAGCGGAGCCGACCTGAAGAGCGTATCGGTCAACCCTGAGGCCGTCGATAAGGGCAAGGATGAGTTGCTGACCCTTGAGGAAAAGATGGCGTTGTACGGACTTGTGATGCTTCAGCCAAATTACAATTCAGGCAGCAAGACGGCATACCAATCCCAGCAGGAAACCACAGAATCAACCAGTCTTTTGAAAAATTGGGCTTTGGGGTGCAAGGATGCGCTCGATAATGCTTTTCGGTTTGCCGGTATGTGGATGGGTCTGGAAGACGGACAGGAACCGGTGGTTGATATCAATACCGACTTCAACCCGGCCTTTGGCATGGAACCCGCCATGATGCTCAAAGCTATCGAGATGGGGGTTCTTTCCCGGGAACAAGTACATCAAGAATTAAAGCGTCGTGGGTTAATTGGCGAAAACTGGGACTGGCAGGACGTGAAGGCGATGATTGAGGATGATGCCCGCTTTGCTGGACCGGCAGGAGCATTGACGGGTCTTTCCGATATGTTCCCAGCCGTGCCAGGTACTCCAGCATCAACACCGGCTGGCCAGTAGGTTGAAATGGAAACTCTGTATTTGACCTTTCAAGGACGTATTTAAGTAATGACTTCATCAGCATAGGATATCATTTGTGTTGCAAAATATCAATTCTTAGCTTTGAGTGAGGGCAAAATGGGAAATTTTATTAAACACGCAGAAAGAGAATTTCGAGCACTTGGGTACATACCTCTTCATCAAGAACAAGAAGACGGTCCCGACAAATGGATACAAGAAAACCTGATTGAGCTACTTGGTGTGTTTTCAAAACAAGGGCATTCTGGTTTCAGTGCAGGATATTGTATCAACGCCTTCAATAAGCTGGCCCGGTTTGAGCCTCTTTCGCCATTGACTGGCGAAGCTTGGGAATGGCAAGAAGTATCAGAAAACTTATGGCAAAATATTAGATGTGGGCGTGTTTTTAAAGACGAAACAGGTAAAGCCTATGATATTGAAGGCAAAGTGTTTGTTGAGCCTGACGGCTGCGCCTTTACATCTGGCGACTCGAAAACACCCGTTGTGTTTCCGTATGAACCGAAAACTGAGTATGTAAAGGTTGAAGAAAGACGCGAGGGTTAAGCAATGGCTTCAGGTCTACCGCCTTCAGAGCTATTAGATTTGTATCAAACCAGTCGGCAAGTAATCTGGCGGTACAATCTCGATAAGATGGAAGTCTCCGCTTTACGCACCGCCATGCGATCCACTGAAAAAGCCGCTGAACAAATACTTTTGAACCCAAACCAAAGACTCAAACGATGGGAGCAGTTGAGACGACAGGAGTTGATCAAGGAAATTGACGCTTTAACACTGGGAATCCGGGAGCAAGTCGCCGGTGAAATATCAAGCCTTGCATGTCAAGCCGGGGCCGAGTCGGCCAAATATCACAGCCAGACCATGAGCCTTGGTGGTAAGGTCCAGGGGTTCAATAATGTGGCCTTGTCCCCGGAGCAGTTCAGATCATTTTTCCAGACGACACCGCTCGGAGGTGCGACGTTGACACAGTGGGTTGATAAAGCTTTTGATGCAACCGTTCGACAGGGGATACTTGAGGATCTGGGAGCCGGGGTGTTGCAGGGCAAGGGATACCGTGGGCTTGTGGATAACATCATGGGGCATATGGAAGGGTTTACCCGGAAAGAGGCGGTTACGTTGGCACGTTCGTTTATTCAACAAGCGAATGTATCTGCCCAACAAGCGGTCATGGCGGCAAATTCCGATATAGTGAAGCAATGGAAATGGTCAAGCGTTTTGGAGAATAGTAACCTTCAGACGGGAACTGGCACGTGCATCAGGTGTGCATGCAATGACGGGAACCGGTACAATCTGGGTGAAGGTCCACCGATACCTCTTCACCCAAATTGTAGGTGCGTACCTGTGCCAATAACAGTGTCATACCGTGAGCTTGGCATAGACATCGATGAACTCGAAGAAGTAGCCCGGCCCTGGACAGAAAGGCCGGATATTCCCATTGGCGAAGGTGGGCGCAATATCGTTTCATGGGGCACACACCAAGGAGAATATGCAAGCTGGTTTGAATCCAGGGGAGAGCAGTTCCAGAAAAACGTGGTTGGCCCTAAACGCCTTGAGCTGATCCAGTCTGGCAAGGTGAAGTTCAAGGATCTGGTGGACCCGAATACCGGGCGGTTGTATCGGTTGGATGAGTTATAAAAACAATAAAAAGAGAGGGCAAAATGAAGAACATACTTGAAATGGCAAAGGATATTTGGGACTCAAAACCAAGGGCTTTTGAAATTTATTCTGATCTTCCTGTTTTTGTAGAAAAAGAACTTTATCTAAACGATTTGGAGTTTTTGTGTGTTATAGTTAGATCAAACGGGTGGGTAGAAATTGATGACTATGCTGGCTCATGTGTGTCGGGGCCACCGGAGATATTTGAGTCATTGTTACGGGCCTTAAACCTCAAAGATGAATCACTTGAACCCGATTTTAAACGGTTGTCAACACAACCATGGCAACCAAGAAAAGAATCGGCTTGCAAATATTGCGAACACTCCAAGGCCGATGCTAATAATTGCGAAGCATGTGACATGGCAAACCTTTTCAAGGAAATTAAGTGACCCTTGACAACCTCATAAAAGCCATATCCACCCGGATCGCACAGCTACTTGCCAGCAGGTGGACCGGCAGCGTAACCATTCGAATTGAACTGCACCGGGGCGGAATCTCCAAAGCTCGCATAGGTGTTGACGAATCCTTGATTTAATTTCTTTGTTTTTTTTAAAAAAAATGGTTTTTTCTCTTGACATTAGATACAGATAAGCGTATAGTTTTACCAAAGAGTGAGAGGAAAAACCACAACCCCCAAAAAGGAGAAAAGACATGAGACATGAACTTTCCCGCCCGTCAGGGGCAACTTTTTTCGGAACACCCGCAGAAATGCGGGAAATGGCATTAGCCCAAGGCGCTGACCGTCTGCCTGAAGGCGTCACCATGCTGGCGGACGGAACAGCCGTCCGCCAGGGATCGACCCGGGACCATCTCTTCGGCCCGGTTGCCGCATGTTCCGAGTGTGGCTCGGAACACAGACATCATGACGTTTTCGTCACCGCCTCGAATAACGTTTTCGGGGCCGGATGTCCCGATTGTCATGGCAGACTTGACGTCTGCCGATGGGAAGAGCGCTAACCCAACCGCCCCGGTACGCCGGGGCACAAACAAGGAGAATTAAAATGGAGTTAATATACAGGGAAACAAACGCAAGGTGTTGTGGGCTACAGTCCGTTGGACTGCCGTGGCGAGGCAAAATCCAAAAATACACAGTGGCTGATCTGCCACTGTGCGGATCGACCATTTTTCCAGGCGAAGCGACATTCACGGCTTATTGCCCGGATTGTCTGTCTCAAAAGCTGGAGCGATTGCAACACAATGTTGCCGAATGGGAAGATTTTAGGGCAGTCTTGACAGACCGCATTAACCAGTACCACGATAGGAATGCAGAAATAGGTGCATTTCAAAAAAAGTTGGTGGCACAAGGAGGATGCCGTTTCTGGATTTTGGATGAAGACGATTTTCGGGTCGCAGAACCCGGAGACAATCCTTCGTCTATGGTTTACGGATATGAATTCGCTGGGCGCGTCATAAAGCCGGGACCGCCCAAATAACACCCCGCCCCAGCACACCACCGGGGCATTAAAAGGACAACAATGAACTTCCTAACCACAGCCCAAGTCGCCAAAATTCTTGGAGTCACCCAACGCCGAGTCCAGGCAATGGTAACCGCCGGGCAGATCAAGGCCAGCAGGGCCGGGAGAACGTGGGTGATTGACCCGGCAGAGGTGGAGAAGGTGAAGCACCGTAAAAATGGCAGGCCGCCCAAGAAAGACTAATGCTTGACTTTTGCATAGATTAATGCTATAGATTCAATAGAAAAATTTAACAAGCTGTAAGTTCCGCTGAGAAAAGCGTTAACCCAAGGCCCATAAGCAGATCAATTCTGTTTGTGGGCCTTTTTTTATTTACGGCGAGAAGCCACATTTTAACCGGCGCGATGCCAAAGAGAGGACATGAGATATGTTAAAACCGATGCTGGATAGCCTTGATGGGCTGGATGAAGCGATCGCAGCCTTGTACGTCGAACAAGACGGCAAGTACAGACTGAATGTTGAGGGCGGGTTCAAAACCCATGATGAAATCAACGGCCTGACAACAGCCTTGAATAAAGAGCGAGATGCCCGGTCAAAGCTGGAAAAGCAGGTGAAAAAATTTGACGGGATAGAAGATCCTGCCGAAGCGTTGAAAGCCATCGAAACATTGAAAAACCTTGACCAGAAAAAGCTGATAGACGCAGGCGAAGTGGAAAAGGTCAAGGCAGAAGTAACCAAGGCGATGCAGTCAAAAATTGATGAGCTTCAAAACAAGGTCCAGGAAAAAGAAAACATCCTGACCAAAGAACTGATCGGCGGAAGGTTTGCCCGGTCAAAGTTCATCGCTGACAAAATGGCTATTCCGTATGATCTGGTGGAAGCCCGGTTCGGGCAGAACTTCAAGATCGAGGAAGGCCAGGTTGTCGCCTACGACCAGCACGGTAACAAAGTATATTCTCAGGACAGGCCGGGAGAGCTGGCCGACTTTGACGAAGCCCTGAGCGCCTTGGTAAATCAGTATCCCTACAAGGACAGTATCCTGAAGGGGTCCGATGCATTCGGTGGCGGGGCACCGCCAAGTGGAACATCACGCACGCCCCCTGGAACTAAAACAATTAATGCCCGGGATGTAAAAGCATTTCAGGCAAACATTGACGACATAGCCTCTGGAAAGGTGAAGGTTGTCAATCAATAAAGAGGTGAATTATGCCGAATACAAATACTTTGACAAATGTTATCCCACAGCTTTTGGCCCAGGGTCTTGTCACCCTGCGTGAAAACGCTGTCATGCCCCGGCTTGTGAATGCTGATTACAGTGCACAGGCTGCAAACAGGGGAAGCTCCGTTGATATTCCTATCCCCACATCCATTTCAGCCGTACCTGTAACTCCTGGATATGCGGACCCTGACGATGCTGGCATTACTCCAGGTATGGTTACGCTCAACCTGGACCAGTGGAAGGAAGCTCCGTTCTTTATGACTGACAAAGAAATGATGGAAGTCATGGACGGGACTATCCCAATGCAGGCTGCTGAAGCCGTTAAGGCTTTGGCAAATGACGTGGACCAATATCTCCTTGGTCTTTACACCGGCATCTATACCGCCGTTGGGACTGCCGGCACCACTCCATTTGCGACAGACGTGACCGTTGCTACCTCGGCGCGTAAGTTCCTCAACAACTATCTTGCGCCAATGACTGACAGACGCTTTGTTTTTAATCCTGACGTTGAAGCGAATGCTCTTGGGCTGCGTGCCTTCCAGGACGTGGCATGGACTGGAGATGCTCGCGGAATAAACGATGGGCAGATCGTTCGTAAGCTTGGTTTTGACTGGCACCTTGACCAGAACGTGAAGGATCACACTGCCGGGACCGTGGCTACCAGTTTTGCCATTAAAACAGGGACAGAACATGCCGAGGGGTTGACTACCCTGACCACGACTACTGGTGGAGATGCGGATCTGAAGGTTGGCGATATACTTACAATTGCCGGGCATGACCAGCAGTATGTTGTGACTGAGGATGCCGAAAGAACAGGTGCCGGCGACTTGCCAGTAAAAATTGCTCCTGGGTTGAAAGCCGCTTTGACTGGCGCTGAAGCTATCTCAATAGTCGCCAGCCATAGCGCGAATATCGCTTTTCACCGAGATGCTATTGCCTTTGCCAACAGACCCCTACTTGACAGTGCTGAAGGTCTTGGAAGCCAGATTATGTCCATGCAGGACCCCGTATCCGGCTTAACCCTGAGGCTGGAAGTTTCCAGGCAGTACAAGAGAACCAGATGGAGCTTTGACATCCTATACGGCGCAAAGCTGGTACGGCCTGAACTGGCAGTTAGGGTGCTGGGCTAAACACTCACGGGGAGGCAGCACCTCCCCGTTTTAATATGGGGACTTCGTAATGAGGAAAATTAAGATCATTCCCACAAAAGAAGTATGGCGTAAATCTGACGGCAGGAGGGTTGTAATCAATGTCGGCGATTATGACCCTTTGCTGTATTCAGATAGTGAGACTGTGACTGAAAAACAGAAACCGGAGAAACGCAAGAAAAAGGCTGAATAATGTCCCTTACAGTCGGAGTTGATACATACGCCACGCTGGCTGATATACAGGCATGGAACACGGCCAGGGGCTACACCGGCACCATCACCGAAGCCGATGTCCTGCGGGCAATGGATTATATCGAAAGCCTGCCATGGGCCGATGAGCGGGGAGATGACGATTCTGATCTTTGGTGGGGCGATGATCCGCCGGATGCTGTTGTCAGGGCATTGAAACACGCATCCCGAATGGAAAATGAAACCCCTGGTGTCCTGATGCCTGAGACTCAGCAACGGGTGGCCCGCGAAAAGGTGGATGTCATTGAAATCGAGTATGAACCGGGCGGCAACGTGCAGATGTTTCCGGCATTGCTCCGATATCTCAGGGACTATATCACCAGTGGCAGCGTTTTGAATGTGAGGCTTTCCTAATGTACGC